TGTAACATTGTAGCTGAGCCTATAATCATCCAGCGTGCTTCTTACCCCAGCGGTACATCTGCTGAAATTGCTCAACTGGAGAAGAACTTCTACAGCTACCAAGCTGGTTACTTGAAGCACCTCTACAGAATGGTGGGTTACAACGAAAACTTTGAGAGCTGGGTGAGTGATGGTACAACTTACAATACCTTCAACATCCGTTTCAATGAGTACAACAAATCTGAGTATCAGTGGGGTGACTACATTATGGAGGATAGCAGAGTGATTATTGCTGTTGCAAAAGGATCTCAGGAAGAAACTGATCTTCAGGATATCTTAGAAGCAGCTCTGGGTGCTGTGGCTGGTGATAATACATGTGTTACCACTACATCCACTACAACCACTATATGGTCCACTACTACTACCACATCAACTTTGATTCCGTAATAGTAGGACAGATATAGAAACATTCATATTAACCTAAGCCAGAGGTGAGAGGATACAAACTCAGATCCTCTGGCTTATTTATTTAAACAACATGTCAGATTTGAAATTAGACATACTAGTGATTCCTACGTATAACACTCTTACGCTAGGGGTTGCTGATGCTTCTGTCTATCCTACAAACCCTCCTGTTGTTTCTGGAGCCACGATTGAAATTAATATTCCTGGTTTTGGTGTTGTATTAAGACCATTTAGTGTTAATGACTTCAATGTTTTCAACTCTTCAAACTTAGGCATTACAGCACCAGGGGTGGAACAACCACTTCCTGACGGTGTGTACCATTTAAAATACTCTGTAGCCCCTGCATACATAAACTTCGTAGAGAAGTCAATTATGCGTGTTGAGAAGCTACAGGAAAAGTTTGATGGAGCTTTTATGAAGCTTGATATGATGGAGTGTGATAGAGCTATCAAAACACAAGCAAAGGTGGATTTAACATCTATTTATTTCTTCATCCAGGGATCTATAGCAGCTGCCAACAATTGTGCAATAAATGAGGCAATGAAGCTATATGCTCAGGCAGACAATATGCTTGATAACTTCTTGAAGAACAATTGTGGATGTTCTGGAAACAACTACGTTATAAACTTCTATTAACATGGCAAGCTGTAGTAAATGTGGAGCTAAATTTGGGTGTGGATGTCAACTTATAAATGGCCTCTGTGCAGCCTGTAATGCAGCAACACAACAAAGCAAAAACTTTATAAGAAATGTTATCTCCAAGGCTCGCAAGCTGTCCAGAATGTGCTAACATACCTTCTCTGATTGCAGAGATAGATTGTAAGATTGCCAGTCTGGCTAACAACTTGTATAACAACGTTGTATATATTCTTAACCAACCTGTTCCTGGTGGAACAATGTTGGACCTCCTGAACTACAGGAGAATTCTTACGTATAAGTATTGCAATCCTAATTACAATGCTGCGTTCACTGTGAACATGATTGCCAGCAGAGTCAAACTTCTAAAATTTAGATAAAAATGTCTTGTTCTAATTGCTATAATGGATGTACAGAGATTGTTTCTGATCAGTGTGTGAAGTATACAGGTATTGATGTTCCTATTTTGGGAATCAAAAGCGGTGATTCTCTTTCATATGTTGAACAAGCACTGATTGCGTTTCTTACATCTACACTTAATGGTACAGGTATAAAGTTAGATATTAACCCACAAATTATTTGTGAGATTGTTAACAAGAACTTAGTAGCCTGTGAAGACCTCACTCTCCCCAACGTTATCAATGCTCTTATCAAAGCTGTATGTGAACTAGACGAAAGACTCACTGCTCTAGAGGGAGACTTTGCTGCTTTGGAAGGACCTTACACAATCGGATGTCTCACAGGTGTAACTACCACCTCTGGAACACATGCCATCCTTCAGGCAGTGATTACAAAACTTTGTGCACACATTGTTGATTTTGATGCCTTTGTGCTAGATGTTGAAACCAACTATGTAAAGAAGTCAGAGCTGTGTACTCTAGTAGCAGCTTGTACACCACCTGCTCCTCCTGCCGAATATAAGGACAGAATGGTGCCTTTTACAGTGGTAGAATACTATGGTACAATATCTGGTAACTTTGATGTTTCTGGTGCAGGTATTGGGGATTGGGATAAAATCTATCTCTGTAATGGTAATAATGGTACTCCTGATAAAAGAGGACGTGTACCAGTGGGTGCTACAACAGGTATGGGTGGAGGACCTCTCAATCCTGCTGTTGATCCAACTCTTGGTAATCCTTCTTACACATTAGGTGGAACAGCTGGTTCTAATACAGTGGTACTCAGTACTGCTCAGATTCCTGCTCACAGTCACACTGCTACAAACGTTTTAACAGACCCTGGACATACTCATTTTACAACATTGTCAGGAGCTCAGGTGACCATCACTGCATCTACTCCTCTAGCAAAAGAAGCAACTTATGGAGGTAATAGTAGTTATCTTTTAGCTGGTGCAACAGGTGTTCCTGATATTGGTATCACTGATTCTAAAACAACTGGTATCACTGTAGCCACTACTAACAGTTCTACAGGAGGTGGATTAGGACACAACAACTTCCAGCCTGGTCTTGGATGCTACTACATCATGTATATTCCTTAATAGTTTAAAATCATTATAATGTCTTGTTGCAATCAACCTAATTATGCTCCTGTAGACCCCTGTAATATTCCCTGCACACCAACAGATAATGTGTGCTACAGCGGTCCTAACCTACCCTGTACAGAAATACATACATGTGATACAGTCACTGTATCTCTACAAAAAATAGATGCTGAGGTGTGTGATTTGCAGAGCCAAATTACAGCTCTTCAAACTTTGGTGAATAGTTTAACCACCACCACAACCACCAGTACTAGCACTTCTACCACCACTACAACAACAACAATTGCTTGTCCTTCTTGTGAATTCTATTCTGTAACTAACGCAACAATCACTCCTGTAGATATTGTCTACTATGCATGTGGAGGTATTCTTACAAATGCTACAGTGGGAAGCTTTAGCACCGTGTATGTTTGTGCTTGCGTAGACACATTGGTGATACCTCCCACTCCAGGTGTATCTTCTGCTAATATAGGAGCTTGTCCCACAACAACAACCACCACTACACTTCTGTGACTGTAACAATAACATTAACGACAGCTGGAACTGATACAGGCCCATTCAATCTCTACTCGGATGTTGATGGGTTTGTATCAGCCTTTGAAACAGGTGTTTCTAAAGCAGCTCTATTGGCTGGCTACACCACCACAAATGTGCCAAATGGTACAACAATTGTGAGGGTGATGTCTGCTAGTGAGCTCTGCACTAATTTTATAGATATTATAATCAGTGGCGAGTGTACAACCACTACCACCACTTCTAGCTCATCCACCACAACTACCACTAGTACTTCTTCTACAACCACGACTACATCATCAACTAGCTCCACTACTACCACCACTACAACAGTTGAGCCTACAACTACTACCACCACTACAGAAGCTCCTCCAGATTGTACAGACTATAGTGTAGTTGGTACTCCTTCTATTAGTATAGAATGGTTTGCATGTTCAGGTGAATTCTTAACACAAACTGTAGGTTCAGGTGGTATACAAATATGTGCTGAAACTGGAACAGTAGTTCAAACTGGAGGAAGTGGAAGCATAACAGCTTCAGGACCTTGCGGACTATAACATATTAAAAAACCCTGTTTGTTGGTTTTCAGGGCTTCTCCTGGGGGTTTCTACCTCTGGGAGTTTTTGTTTATAACATAAAATGTTATTATAGATAACAGAAAATGTTTAAATAATTTGGGAAATATCAAAAAGTTTCGTACCTTTAGGCCAATTTTAACTAAACAAAATCATAAATGCCTGAAAATCAATCTCTTCTGCACCAGCTAGAGCAAATGCTCCACTGGAAAAAGAGCAAGAAGTTCTATGCAGAAAAACTACAAATCACTGAGGATGAGGTGGATGCGTTGATTAAAGAACTAAAATCTGCAGAAGATGCAGAGAATGAGGCAGAAGTTGGAAACTATATTGGAGAACTAGAAGAACAAGTTGTAAGATTTTTTGAGGATGTACAGAAGGGAACAGGTGAAGTGGTAGTAAACACCAAAGAAGAAATCAAGAGCCTGGAGGAGTTGATTGAAAAGTGTAAGATTGATACAAGCAAATGGGAGATAACTAAATACGTCCAAAACTACTGGGGAAATGCTGAGCAGCCTTATTATCA